CACTTCTACTGATGGTTCTGTAGCGACTACTTTTGAGTTTGCAGCACCAGTCTACTTGGAAGGTGGTACTGAATATGCAATATGTTTGATTTCAAATTCAACTAAGTATAGTGTTTATATCTCTAGAGTTGGTGAAAATGATATCCTTACGGACTCATATATTTCCAATCAACCAACTCTCGGATCACTATTCAAATCCCAGAATGCATCTACTTGGGAAGCAAGTCAGTGGGAAGATCTTAAATTTACCATGTATAGAGCAGACTTTGTAGAGTCTGGATCTGTTGATCTTTATAGTCCAGAGTTGTCTCAAGGTAATAAGCAAGTCGCTACTCTTCAAGAAAATCCTTTGAATATTTTTTCAAACGAAATTCGTGTCGGACTTGGAACAACAGTTGCCGATAGTTTATATTCTCTTGGTAATACTTTCTTCCAAGGAACTTCTATTAATAGAATTGCAGAGGGAGATTTAGTTGGAGTTGCTGCCAGTGCAGTTGGAACAATGTCAATAACTAATCCTGGTCTTGGATATACTCCAGCTGACGGGCGACTTAGTTATAATAACATAAATCTAGTTTCAGCTTTTGGAAAAGGAACTGGAGCATCTGCAAATATTACTATTCTAGATGGTGTTGCTATTGCAGCAACAATCACTGGTAGTGGAGGAAATGGTTATCAGGTTGGTGACATAGTTACTATTAGTGCTACTAAACCTTTACCATCGTCTTCAGATCCATCTGGGTTAAGTGTTGGTACAAATGCAAGATTTACATTAACTGGTATTGGACTTACTTCACAATTAATTATTGGTAATGTTCAGGGTGAATTTATTACCGGGGCAGCTGGAACTATTCGATTCTTTGATAATAATGGTACTGAAAGGGAATTAAATAGTAGTAATGGTGGAGATGTAACAATTCCTTCAAATGGAATAGAATCTATTACCGATGGTTTGCACATTAAAGTCAACCATGTAAATCATGGAATGAATTTTGATGATAATTTTGTAAGAATTTCAGGTATTCTTCCAGATATCAAACCAACCAAACTGACTGCAGAATATAGCAAATCGTCTACAGATCCAATACAAGTAAGTAGTGGAACTGGAAATAACTTCTCGACATTTGAAAATGTGGGTGTTGCTGCGACTAATACTGGATTAATTATTATCGGTGAAGAAATTATAGAATATACTAATACCACATCATCAACTATTAGTGGCTCTATTTCTAGAGGAACAACTCCTAAAACATATCCAGTTGATACTCCAGTCTATAAGTATGAATTGGGAGGAGTAAGTCTTGCTAGAATCAATAAAACTCACGATTTAAGTGAAGTAACTGTTGCAAATCCAATAACACTAGATTCGTATCACGTAAAACTTGATATGTCTGAAAAATTTGGAACTATTGGGTCAAATGATAATGCAGATAGATCTGTTGGAACATCATTCCCTAAATTGTTTATCAATGGATCCAAGTCTACAGGTGGAAGCAATGTGAAGGCTACTAAAAACATTCCATTCGAGATTGTTAAACCATCAATACATAATATTACTGTAGAGGGAACTTCTTTATCTGGTCAGATAAGAACTGTTACTACACAAAGTATAAGTGGAAATGAAATTCCCTATGTAAATGCAGGATTTGAAGATGTTGTCTTAAACTCCAATAATTATCTCGATACTCCTAGGGCAATTTTCTCTAAGGTAAATGAAGATCGTAAATTGGACTTTATTGAAGGTAATAAATCTATGCAAATGAGACTTTTCCTTGGAACCACTAATTCTAAACTAAGTCCTCAAATTGAACTTCAAAGATGTAGTGTTTATGCAGTATCAAATAGAGTTAATTCTGAAGTTACTAATTACGCTACTGATTCTAGAGTAAATACTTTCTTTAATGACCCTAGTGCATGTCAATATATTTCTAAAGAAATAACTCTTGAGAATCCAGCAACATCTATTAAGATTTTTGCTGATACCCACATTCCAGCAGATTGTGACATTAGGGCATTCTATACCATTAGTGCTAATCCAGGACTTGAACCAATATTTACTCCATTCCCAGGATATTTAAACCTTGATGTTAATGGATTGGTGCTCAATGAAGAAAATAATGATGGAAGATCTGATTCTCTTGTAACACCCTCAACTAAGAGAGGATTTAGTCTTGAGGATACTGATTTTGTAGAACGTACATTTACAGTAGATAACCTACAAACATTTAGATCTTACAGAATTAAAATTGTAATGACTTCAACAAATCAAACATTAGTGCCTCAAATGAAAAATCTTAGAGTAATTGCTTTAGCATAATATGGAAATTTACACAGTAAAAGGTCACCAGGATCTTGCAAGAGATCCTGAAACTAATACAGTGATTAATGTAAATAAAGTATCATATGATCAATATATTTCTAGTCGTCAGGCTAAAAATGTAAAGAATCAAAAGATGCAGACAATTGAAGATGAGGTTGCTACCATCAAAGATGATATCAACGATATCAAGTCATTACTTAAGGAGTTATTAAATGGATCCAGATAGCATTGAACTAAGCAATCTGTCAAAGCAATTTGCCTACACTAAATTGGCATCACAGATAGATAGTTGTGATGATCGTGACGAATTAAAGAATATTGCAAAATCTTTTTGCAAACTATATTATAAACAGCAAGAAACCATGAAACTAATAGGAATACCAGATGCCGTCTAAAAATATTACTTTCGATCCAGACACAGGAGTTCCATATTCCGTTAATTTGATGATTTTTGGTGGATCAGATTTTAACACAACATTTAATGTAACTGACAACTCAAATACAGCCTTCAACCTTACGAGTTATAGTGGATCTGCTGCTATATCGAAAAGTGTTGCTGTTGGAGCAACTCTAGGAATTACAACATCATTTTCTGTTGGTATTACCAGTGCATTAGGCGGAAAACTTGAAATTTCTTTAGGATCTACTTCTACTAGAAATCTTGATCAAGGAAGATATATGTATGATGTAATAGTAAGTAGTGGATCGACAGTATATACACTTGTTAATGGAAACGTTATGGTAGTTCCTGCAGTGTCATCAGCACCATAAATACATTTAGGAAACTAGAGAATAAATGGCTCAACCAGCAAGTAGAACAGATCTAGTTAATTACTGTAAGAGGCAGCTAGGTGCTCCTGTATTGGAGATAAACGTTGCTGATGAGCAGATAGATGATTTAGTCGATGATGCGCTCCAGTACTTCCATGAGAGGCATTTTGACGGCGTAGTTCAGACATATTTAAAATATAAAATAACTCAAGACGATATTGATAGGGGTCGAGGTAGAGCTGGAAGTAACCCTATAGGAATTGTAACTACTACAGGAACTTCTACGGTTGGAGTTGCTGCTACATTTTCATATGAGGAAACTAGTAATTTTATTCAAGTGCCCCCAGCAGTAATAGGGATTAATAAAATATTCAGATTTGATACAAGTACAATATCTAATGGAATGTTTGGACTCAAATATCAATTATTTTTAAATGATATGTACTTCTTCAATTCTATGGAGATGTTGGGTTATGCAATGACAAAAACTTATCTCTCAGACATTGATTTTCTATTAAATACTGAGAAACAAGTAAGATTTAATCAGAGACAAGATAGATTATATCTGGATGTAGATTGGGGAACAGTCGTAAAAGATGAATATATTGTTCTAGATTGTTGGAGACTTTTAGATCCAAATGATTTTACTAGAGTTTATAACGATTCGTTCTTAAAAAGATACTTAACTGCCCTCATCAAAAGGCAGTGGGGTCAGAATTTAATTAAGTTCCAGGGTGTTAAACTTCCAGGTGGGATTGAATTGAATGGAAGACAAATATATGATGATGCAGAGAGAGAATTGGATAAGATTAAAGAGATGATGTCAAATACATATGAATTACCACCACTTGATATGATAGGCTGATGGTATTAAATCCTTTCTTCACTCAGGGCACTTCTTCTGAGCAAAATTTAGTCCAAAGTCTAATCAATGAACAATTGAGGATGTATGGTGTTGACATATATTATATTCCGAGAAAGTATTTAACAGAAAATACAGTAATAAGAGAAGTAGTACAATCTAAGTTTGATAGTGCGCTACCAATTGAAGCATATGTTGATAACTACGATGCATATTCTGGAGCTGGAGATGTTCTATCAAAATTTGGTATTGAATCTAAAGATGAAGTTAGATTGATTATATCAAGAGAAAGATATGAAAATTATATTACTCCATTAATTCAGGGACAAGCAAATATAAAACTCTCCACTCGTCCAAAAGGTGGGGATTTAATATGGTTCCCTCTAGATGATCGTCTTTATGAAATTAAAGACGTTGAATATGCAAAACCATATTATCAATTACAAAATCTATACGTTTATGAATTGTATTGTGAACTCTTCCGTTATCAAGATGAAGTCATTGCTACTGGAATTGACGATATTGATAATGAATTACTTGGAGATGAAACTGATGGATTGACTGATGATGGTATAAGCACTATTCAAGGTATTACGCAAACACTTACAATGGTTGGAACAGCAGTTAATGCAACTGCTGTTGTAGGATTGGTTGATGGAGGTGTAAGGTCATTTACAGTAACTAATAGGGGTGGTGGATATGGAATGGTTCCAACTGTCCAGGTATCTGCTGCACCTACAGGAGGATTAACTGCTGTTGGTATTGCATCTATGATTGGAGGAATTCAAGTTTGCAATTTAAATGCAAATCCAAGATTGCAATCAGTTCAAAGGGTTGATGTTTCCAATCCTGGTTTTGGGTACACTGTTGCACCTACAGTCACATTTAGTACTACCGATGGAACAGGTAGTGGTGCTGCGGCAACCACAGTTATAGGAGATGATGTAGTTGGAATAGTTACGATAACAAATATTGGTGGAGGATATATTGACAATCCAGTAGTATCATTTACTAACGAAATATTTAAATCAGGCATCACTACTGCAGGGGCAACTGCAACTGCTTTCGTTAGTGCGGCTGGAACAGTTACAAATGTATTCTTAACAAATGCCGGACTTGGTTATTCTGTTGCACCGAATATTTCTATTGCTTCTCCAAATTCGGGAACAAATATTGGCGAATTTGCATTCAATGAGATTATTACTGGGTCTACAAGTGGAACAAAAGCAAGAGTTAGGTCTTGGAATTCAACTACAAATGCTCTTGAAGTAGCATCTCTTACAGGATCATTCTCTACAGGTGAAACGATAACAGGATCATCTTCAGGTGCCACACGAACTCTTAGAAGTATTGATAAGACTATTAGTAATGACCCCTACGCTGATAATTTTGATATTGAAACAGAAGCAGATAAAATATTAGATTTTACAGAGCAGAACCCATTCGGAACGCCCTAAATAGTTTTATTGATAGCGAGCAATAAACCAAAGGTTTAATTATGTTTGAATACTTTTACAACGAAATTTTGAGAAAAACCATTATTGGTTTTGGAACTCTGTTTAATTCTATGGAAGTTAGGCAGGAAGACTCTGTTGTAAGAGTTCCTTTAGCTTATGGGCCAACTCAAAAATTCTTAGCAAGAATTGAGCAATCTCCAGATCTTAACAAACCAATGGCAATTACATTGCCAAGGATGTCTTTTGAATTTACTGGATTAACTTATGATCCAAGCAGAAAAGTAACTACAACCCAAACATTTATAGCAAAAGATAAAGATGATGGCACTGAGACTCGTAAGTCGTATATGCCAGTTCCATATAATATGCAATTTGAATTAAGTATCTTTACTAAGTTAAATGATGATGCTCTTCAACTTGTGGAGCAAATTTTACCATATTTTCAACCAGCATATAATCTTTCTATTGAACTAGTTGATCAAATAAAAGAAAAAAGAGATATACCCATTGTACTAGAAAGTGTTACAATGCAAGATGATTATGAAGGTGATTTTACTACTAGAAGAGCTTTATACTACACTTTAAGATTTACTGCAAAAACATATCTGTTTGGACCTACTTCTACAGCTTCCAAAGATATTATCAAGAGAGCAACTATCAGTTACATTTCAGGTTCAGATACAACAAATGCAAGAAGAGAACTTACTTACGCTGCAACTGCAAGAGCACTTAAGTCCTATACTGATAATGTTGTTACTACATTAGCGCAAGATATTACGGCAACTGCAAAAACATTTGAAGTTACTGACGCTACTGGAATTAAAACCGACAAATATATCTTTATTGGAGATGAAGAATTATTTGTAAGATCTAAGACTGGTAATAAGATTACCGTTGATAGGGGAAGAGATAATACAAAAGCAGAAAAACATGTATCTGGGGCAGACGTTAAAGGTATTGATTACACAACCACAACTTTACCAAGTATTGGAACTATTGGTGTAGATAGTGCTCTAATTGAAGATGGCGATGATTTTGGATTTGATGGTGGATATCTATGAAGTCCACTAGTAAATTTGAAGATTTAAACGATACGTTTAATGTAGTTGATGATGTTGTTGAAACGGAAGTTGTTAAGCAATCATCAAAAGAAGTAGTAAAACCAACTATTGATGATGTTAAAAAAGATTATGACTATACTAGAGGAAATCTTTATAGTATAATTGAAAAAGGTCAAGAGGCAATTAATGGTATTCTTGAGTTAGCACAAGAAAGTGAAATGCCTAGAGCATACGAAGTTGCAGGTCAGTTAATTAAAAATGTTGCAGATGCAACTGATAAATTAATGGATCTCCAGAAAAAGTTAAAAGATGTTGAAGAAGATAAAACTTCTAAAGGACCATCAACAGTCAACAATGCTCTTTTTGTTGGATCTACCGCAGAGTTAGCAAAAATGCTAAAGAGCGGATTACAAGAAGAGAATAAATAATAAAAACGGAGATATATCGAAAGTGGGATTAAAGAAGCCTTCAGATTTTTTTGGTAATAAGAAAAAAACTCCCTTAGATGAAGTTAAAGAGGAATATATTGCTGCGTCTCCCGAAAAAATAGAACAGGTTTCAGAAGCGTTTGATTCTTTTAAAGATAATTTAAATCATATTAAATCATTATCAGATTTTACAAATACGTTTGACAGTTTTAAAGAAAACTTAGAAAAAGTTGAAACTGTTTCTGAAGAAATTTCTACAATAAAAGAAGATCTAAAAGAGTTAATTAAAAAAGAAGAACTTGATAGTGCTATGATGGCACAACTTCTTTTCGTTCAAGAAGCTATATCCAAAATTGAGTCTAAAATATCTTCTATTAATGGAGAAACTGTAGATAAAATTAAAGAAGATTTTTCTAGTTTATCAAACTCAGTAGAATCCTTTATTGATATTGATGTACCCAAATATAAAAAGTTAGTATCTGAATCAGAAGTTAGAGTAGATGATAGATTTGTAAAATTTAAAGATGAGATTGAAGAAAACTTTGATATAATTAAATCCGATACAAGTAAAGAGGTTGCTAGTGCTTTAGAGGCTGTTGAAAGTCTCAATGAAAATATTATCTCTGATATCAAAAGTGATTTTAGAAAAACAACCAAAGATGTCAATAGCACTGTATCAAATTTAGTAGAAAAAGAACTTCCAAAATATAAAAAGTTTTTTGCTGAGACAGAAATAAGAACTGAAGAAAAAATTAAAACTTCAATCGATTCTTACCAAGAGAGAATTGAAAGTTTAAATGCTACTGTAAAAGAGTTTACAGAAGTTGAGATACCAAAATATAATAATCTTCTGATTGAAAATAAAATTAAGTCAGAAGAAGAAGTAAAAGAGTTGGAAGAAAAAGTTCTTTCAAGAGTTAATTCTGTAACAGAAAAATTAGAATCTCTCTCTAAAGATATTGATAAGAAAGCATCTGATAGATTTGAAGAACTTCAAACTGTAGTCGGGGAATACAAAGAGGAAATTAATTCTATATCAAAAACTTATGATAATCTATATAAAGATTTTAGAAAAAGAGAAATTAGTGAAAATGAAAAATTAGAACATTATTCTAGCGAGATTGAGAGATATCATAAAAGGTTTGATTTCTTAGAAGAAGCTGTAACTGAAGATCTTAGAGAAATTCAAGGTAATTTAATTACATCAAACGAAAATTATCACGCAAGTCTTAGAACTGAAGTACGTAAGTTTAGAGACAAAATTTCTGATCAGATGAAAGGTCTTGAGGTAGATCTTGTCGTTAATGAAAAACATGTCAATAAACAGAATGAAACCATTGAGAACATTCGAGAAGAAATAAAGGAAGTTTTTGATAAACTTCAGTTAGAGAATTTAGAGAAAAAAAATAAAGAATTAGTTGATAAAATAAACTTTATTGAAGAAACAATATCGGACTTCAATGAGAAAAAACTTTTAAAAGAGGATAATCCAACTCTACCTGGAGATCCGGCTACAAATAATTCAAGAGATCCACTAACTCCTCTAAATCAAAAGTTTGCAACACTTGACGATCTTCAAAATCATTATAGAACATTCATTAATAGAATTCAACAACAAATTGCTACCATTGGTGGCGGTGGTGCTGGGTTCATTAAAGATTTAGATGATGTAACATTTGACCAGACTACAGGCCAAGGACAGTTATTAATTTATAATGGTGCCAAATGGGTAGGCATTGCAAGTACTGCAGTTGGTGGCGGTGCTGCAGAGGAATTAGCAGAAAATGCAACAGGAACTAATTTAATTTTAAGTGGTGACTTAAATGTTGATGGTAATGTAACTATTGGTGGAACTCTCAGAACTGAAAATAAAATTAATGTTGATTCTATTGGTATTGTAACTGCTAGAACAGAAATAAACGTTGGTTATGATTATGACGGTGGTCCAGGAGTTGGTGTAACCATACTATCTACTGGTAATGCAATATATGCTGGTATTGTTACTGCATCTACGATTAAAGCATCTACTGCGTTCTATCCACCAATTTATACAACAACACAAAGAGATGCTGGTTCATTTGATGAAGGTGCGATAATTTTTAATACCACATCCAAGAAAATGGAGTTCTATGATGGAACTAATTGGCAGTCACTGCCTGGAATGACACTTGGTCTTACTGTGGCACTTGATGGTTGATAAATAATAAAGAGTAATTACTCTTTTGAATGGCTAAGAACGGCAAATGTAAAGCAGGATATTATTACTGCTACACTGACGAAAAATGTAAACCCATACCCAAAGGGTTTAAGATGGTTGGTCGTGCCGGATATCTCCGTAAGGAGAATGGTCATTCTGTGGATGATGATAATAAGAATGGGAATGGTTCCAACGGTAATGGAAATGGAAATAGTTCCAATGGAAATGGTAATGGTTCCAATGGAAATGGTAATGGTGGAGGAGTAAGTGAATCGAAAAGTGGTGATTCTTCTCTGCGTGACTGGTTTGGCAAGAGTAAGTCTAGTGATGGCAAGCCTGGTTGGGTTCAACTGGGTGGGAAATACGCTGGAAAACCTTGTGCCAAGCAACCAGGACAAACCACAAAACCAAAGTGTGGTTCATCAAAAATGAAACGCAATCTCTCTAAAGATGAGGAGCAAGCAGCGTTTCGTAGAAAAAATGCAAAAGATCCAAATCCAAATAGATCAGGGAAGGCAATTAACGTGAAGACAGAAGAAACCATCCTAGAAAGAGATATGCTTGATAAGCAAGGTAATGATAAGTTTGATCGTTATAAGCGTATGATTCGTCATAAACAGGATAAGCATGGTCGTGCTTCTGTAATGGATAAGATTAAAACTGGTAAAGATTATAAAGAAGAAACAGTAATTGAAAAAGCAGGTGAAAAGGATGCTTGTTATCACAAGGTCAAGTCTCGTTATTCAGTGTGGCCTTCTGCATATGCCTCCGGTGCTTTAGTCAAGTGCCGTAAGAAAGGTGCTGCTAACTGGGGTAATAAAACTAAGAAAGAAGAATTCTCTAATTGGAGAGATGATTTTAAGGCCACTGAATATGAATTTATAGATTTAATTGCACCAGAACCTTTACAACCAAATGAAGGAATTGGAAGTAAGATGCTTGATGAGAAGCATGATACCCCCAAAAATGTAAAAGGTATCGCTAAAGAGCTGGACAAAGCAGTTGAGATGCACAAGAATCAAGCAAAGAGGCTTAGAAAAGCAGGTATCTCAGAAGACAGTCTTGATGAAAAGTGTTGGAAAGGATATACTAAAAAAGGTATGAAAACTATGTTTGGTAAGAGATATCCAAACTGTGTGAAAAAAGAAGAAGTTGAACAGATTGATGAAAAGAAAGGATGTATGCACAACCATAAAGGGGAGGAGTGTCCTGTTCATGGTGCTAAAGAATGTCCAGCACTTGAGAAAGTAGATGAGGCAGTACAAGTTCCCAGAAAAACTGGAAACATTATAATGGTTTACCTCACATTTAGAGGTAAGATGTATGGTATTAAAATGTTCTTCCCTTCGATAAGAATTCCAAGTAGATCTGATATCCAAGGTCAAATTGAAAAAGTTTATCCTGGTGGTAAAGTAAGATCTTACCAGGTTTCAGACTATGAACCAGGAGAACCAGTATTCCACTCAGAGGGTGCTGCATGGACTAAGAAGTCTGGTAAGAATAAAGAAGGTGGTCTGAATGAAAAGGGACGCAAGTCTTATGAAGCAGAGAATCCTGGTTCTGACCTGAAAGCACCATCTAAAAAGAAAGGTAACAAAAGAAGGGCATCGTTTTGCGCTAGAATGAAAGGAATGAAAAGCAAATTAACCTCTGCTAAAACTGCGAGAGATCCTGACAGCAGAATTAATAAATCACTTAGAGCTTGGAACTGTTGATAAATTATGCCTGATAATGTATACCTTGGCAATCCTAATCTAAAAAAAGCAAACACTGCTATTGAATTTACTCAAGAACAAATTTTTGAGTTTATGAGATGTAAAGAAGATCCTGTATATTTTGCTAACAAATATATAAAAATTGTCTCTCTGGATGAGGGTCTTACCCAGTTTCATCCATATCATTTCCAAGAAAAATTAATTAACAATTTTCATGAAAATAGATTTAACATCTGTAAAATGCCCCGTCAAACTGGCAAAAGTACTACAGTTGTTTCTTATCTTCTTCATTATGCGGTATTCAATGACTCTGTTAATATTGGCATCCTTGCTAACAAAGCAGCGACTGCTAGAGAACTTCTAGGAAGGTTACAGACTGCATATGAGAACTTGCCCAAATGGATGCAGCAGGGTATTATTGCATGGAACAAAGGATCTCTGGAATTAGAAAATGGCAGTAAGATATTGGCAGCTTCTACGTCTGCAAGTGCTGTCCGAGGCATGTCGTTCAATATCCTATTCCTCGACGAATTTGCATTCGTTCCAAACCATGTTGCAGACTCGTTCTTTGCATCTGTTTATCCTACTATTACTTCTGGTAAAAACACCAAAGTAATTATTGTATCTACCCCACATGGTATGAATCATTTCTACCGTCTGTGGCATGATGCAGAGAAAGGTAAGAGTGAATATGTTCCTACAGATGTTCACTGGTCTGAAGTTCCAGGTAGAGACTCTAAATGGAAAGAGACAACAATTGCTAATACTTCAGAAGCACAATTCAAAGTTGAATTTGAATGTGAGTTTCTAGGATCGGTCAATACTCTGATTGCTCCAAGCAAACTAAGAACTTTAATCTATGACAATCCAATACAAAGAAATGCAGGATTAGATGTATATGAAAATCCAGCAGAAAATCACGATTATGTGATGACAGTTGACGTTGCAAGAGGAGTTGGAGAAGACTATTCTGCTTTCGTTGTTGTTGATATCACAGAATTTCCTCACAAAATTGTTTGTAAGTATAGGAATAATGATATAAAACCAATGTTATTCCCAAATATCATTTATGAGTTAGCAAGAAATTACAATAGTGCATATGTTTTATGTGAAGTCAATGATATTGGTGATCAGGTTGCAAGTATTTTACAATATGATCTTGAATATCAAAACCTTTTAATGTGCTCTATGAGAGGTAGAGCAGGTCAAGTTGTGGGGCAGGGATTTTCTGGTAAGAAAACTCAATTGGGAGTTAAGATGTCCAAGACTGTCAAGAAGGTTGGATCACTTAATCTAAAAACTATGATT